ACACACCCGACTCCGAGCCACTACTCCAACCCGCACCCAACAGGGCAATATAGAGGTTAAGAGTCATATTCACCCAGTAGTAATCACCTACAGGTCTGTTACTGTCTCCACCTACCATAGAGGTAATATAACACCAGTCACAGTCTTCGGAATATCCAAAGGCTTTGATGTAACCCTCTTGTGTAGCACAGCTAAATCCACTCGCAATATAATCTGCTACTGCGTCAGAAAATGCCGTACTTCCATCTTGATAGAAGAACTCATTTGCGTCTGCAAGTGCTGTGTTCTTTCTAAGGAATCCATCAATGAACTTCCAGATGTTTCCATAAGGGTTCTTCACACCACGATATACAGGAACTTTGACAGTGTACTGTGTTCCATTAGAGTGAGTGTACTTCACTTCAATAGTACCACTTCCATTGCCTAAAGCTGTATTGGTTGGACAAGGTACAGAGTCATTGGTGTTGTCTACCCAAGGAAAACCTGTAACACCTGCACCGAATGTAGCACAGTTCTGGATATTAAATGTAGCATACTCTACCACAAATAACATCTCTTCTGCACTTGCAATCGTTACATCTTCCTGTTGCCAATCAGCACCTCTGTTTGCACACATCTTTCTGATTGCGTCTCTTGTCAGAGCATTGTTCTTTGAAATGTCTGCTTTAGAAGAACCACTGGCAGGTTTAGCACCTGCGATAGAAGAGAACTTAATTCCAGTATAAGGACTAGAACCAATAGTTACTGTGTTGTCATTCATATCATAAGCACCACTAGCACTCTCAAGACAACCATCATTCTCTCCGACAAAATATCCATCAAGAACAGTGTCACCTTTCTTAAATGCAGGGTGGACTTTAAAGCCATCTCTCATGACAGGACTGATAAGGTCAATGAACTCAAGTAAGTGGAAACCCTTAACAGTGTATGTGCTATTCACCTGCTTCTTCACTCTAAGAGGGATTCTCTTATAGAAGAAGAGTGGCTGATACACCATACACTGTACTTTAGTTCCTACTGGATATGTTACTTCATCACTTCCCACAACTGCTTTTGTTAAAGCACCTGTTTCAGTGTATGCTTCATCTCCCCACTTAGCAACAATAACACCTGCGTCAGTGACATTACATCTATAACGTCCACCATACACAGGAGACTGGTCATAATCACTACCACCTGTCCAGTTCTCATTGTCTCCAATTCTTACACAAGTGTTATTCTCAAGGTCTACATGAATACCCATAACACCCTCACCGATTGTACCCTGCTGTTCTATAAGGTCAATCACTTGGTCAGTAAGTTTGTTGACATTAAGTTCCTTACACAGAACAGTTAAAAGACCATTGCTAACACTTGCGACTGCAAGGTTATGTCTTGCACTGTTTGTACTTGTTGCAAGTGTGTACTTAACTACCTTTCTCTTCGTAGTCTCCTGTGGAGAACGAGAGTCCTTAAAGTAATTTGGAACTGTCGTACTACTCTGCTCATTTCCCTCTTTCTTTAAGGTTGCAGAATAGTCTACAGTCTCTTCCCACACTTGCAGGTAAGCTGTACCACTTGTCATTGCTACAGAGAGTCCAGTACACTCTACTACATAGCCATCAACAAGTAAGGCACAGTCAGAAGCAATATTGACTTTAGCACCATTAAAGGTAATCTTCTTCTTGTCAGTAATACCATTACCGAACAGTCTTCTCATTGCTCTGTTTAATCTGGACTTCTGAACCTCCTGCATTTCATTCATCTCGACTTCAAGTACAGGTTTGTCAGCACCAAACACTACACTAGAGACACCTGCTGTCTCATTAAAGTTAGTGTACTTATCAAAACTTGCCATCTGTCTTTACCTCCTTAAACAAGACTAAGAGTGAAACGCATGATTCTCTCAACTGTCATTTCCTCTGTCTTTGTAATTACTGCGTGGTGTCTCTTGTTAATCATGATACCACTGTTGGCTGTTGCAGAAGCATTACCACCAAAGATACCAAACTCTCTCCAAACACCATTACAGTCATTAGCACCAAAAGTGTGCTCAATCTGAATAATGTTGGTAGGTGTGGACACCTTGTTGTAACTGCTGTCAAGGAATGAGATTTCACTGGCACTGATAGGTACACGTCCTAACTCTGCTGTCAGACGAGTTGCACCGATTTCTGGTGTAGGCATACTGTTATCCCATGAAGAAGCTCCACTTCCTACAGCCCAATACTGCACTCCTTTGTAACCACTCTGCTGTTTAAGCAGACACATAACAAGGTTGAGGAAAGAGTTGACTACAAGGTTGTGTCCTACTCTCTCTTCAACATGACCATCAGCATAATGGATTCTGTCAATAATCTCACCTGTCATGTGAACATTGTGGTTCTCTACTGCTTTTGATTGTAAATTTACCATTTCATTGTCCTCCTGTTTAAAATTTGTATTCTCATTAAACATAGTTTAATTGATACCTCCTAAATTGGTATTGGGGAATTAGAACCCTCTTGATAATTGTCATAGTTACCCACTTTAGTTACATCTTCTGTAATGCTAATATATGTTTTTGCATTAGTGTCGAATAGATTATCTTTTATCAACAATCTTTTATGACCCTCTCCTAATGTACTTGCTCTAAAAGAAATGTACCATACATTCTTATTTTGAATAACGTTTTTACAAAATATATCATAAGTAGGGTGTTCTCTTAAAACAGTTGTAATAAAATAGCCTCCTTGGTTAGTTCCCTCACTAGATTCTATAAACTCATTATTCTCAACCTTAAAAGGACTGAAAAAATGAATTTTACTAGAGGGAAGTAGACTAATACATCTATTATTACAAAACAAACCACAAGTATGAATAGAATAAGGTTCAATAAAAAGATTAGAGAATGAATTTATTAACATATCAAATTCTAACCCTATGCCAACAGAGCTATTTGGATTATTAGAAATAGAACCTTTAACAACTATGTTATTAAAGAAATAAACTCTATTAGAATTAAATTTACCAAAAGCTATATCTGAAAAATTAAAAATATTTCCATTTATTTTTATGGACTCACCTGCTACTTCAAGGCATGGTTTTGGCTTTTCATTTCCTGTAATTCCTTTAAAATCATTATTGAAGATACTTACTTCTCTGCAAGTTGGGATAGAAATATCAAAACCTTTTATATTTAAAAATTTGCAATTTTTTATCTCAATCTGATATCCATAAAATATCTCTATAGCCATTCTGTTACTATTTGAAAAACTACAACCATCAATAGTTATTCTTTTTTTCCTATCTATAACTTCACTAGGAAAATCAGTAGCCATGGCTATATAGTTATTACTTATACTTCCTATTTCTGAATAAAAATTACAATTTTTTATAACTAAATTGTCACAATTTCCCCATAGTGATAAGAACCCCTTTTCCACACCATTCTTAAAGTTACTTGATAAAAATATAAAATTTTTATTTTCCTTAACTCTCTGACTACTTTGTTGTATCTGTATAAATGTATATAGAGAGTTATAATTTTCTATATTTACGTTAAAAAATTTTATATTTTCAGAACCATCACATAAGAAGAATGGAGCATTATTTTGTACTTCCCTATTAAATACAAAACTTATATTATTTAATTCTACATTATCTCCTAATACTATACTGCTAGAATATGATTCTATAGAAATAGAATTACCATTTCCCTCTAGTATAACATTAGATAAACTGGTTACTTCTTTAAAAGATATAGAAGAATCAATAATAATTTTTGTTATTCCTTTTAATGAACAGTGTTCTAAGCAATCTTTAAAGCTAGAGAAAGAAGAAGTTTTAACACCATGTTCTTCAATACCATCTTGCAGATTATCATAAAGGTCTTTATTCATAATAGTAGCACCATCTGTGGTGTTTCTTCTTGTATAAGACATTTCTTTTACCTCCTTTTCTAAAGTGTGACAAGACCATAAGATGTAGCATACACATATCTGGTCTGTCCATTCTGTGTGATTTTATCATAACAGGTAGGAAGACCTAAAATCATACTATTAAGTGTACAGTGTGTTGAATTTAAGAATACACCCACATCTTTTGTCTCGTCTGCTGACTGGATTATACCACAAGTCTCCTTGTTTGTACAATGACAAATATTCTTGTCTTCCTCCACTTCACTTAAAAGACCTCTGCAACTGTTAGACTCATTTGTATAGAAGTCTCCATTCAGTAACATAGAGTCATTATTCAGTGAAGCATAATACTTGAAAGCATTTAATACCAACTTCTGCTTATCAAACTCTTCCTCTTTAAGTACACCTCTGTCTGCCAGTGCAAAAGATTCTTGAGAAGTTGCGTCAGTGTCTTCTCCCTCATTCAGAATGAAAGTATCATTCAATCTAATGCCCCACACATTGAGCATACCTTTGAGATATTCACTACTTCTTTCTGCTCCGATTTTTGCTGTCTCTAAGTAAGTGGTTACAAGGTGGTCAACATGATATTCTGTACGTTTATTAGTATCCTTGTTAAAGATTGCTTTTCCAAAAACACCAATACCAAACACTGAACTGTCTGCACCAACACCAAAACGAGGAAGACTTGCAATTTCATCTTCATGTGGTAGAGCCACAACATCTGTGGTCACATCTCTTGTAGAGAACTTAACCACATCATGAATAGGATTCGTCTTTAAAGAATCAAACACCTCGTCAGTGTCAATACACTCATTGAGCACTAAAGAGTATTCTCCAACTTTGTCTGGTTGTGGAATACTCACTAACTCATTATTCAGCTTTCCTCTGTAATACTGCGTGGACTTACTCTTATTAAACACTCCCGACTCTTTGTACTGGCTTGTTACCACCTCAACTGTGTAGTCTGGGTCAATGTCATAATAAACACCCTCATTGAGTTTAAAGGTGCTGTTTAACAAGTGGTCTCCAATACTGTCTGTGAGTGTTGGTGCATATCTTGTACCCTTTGCATAAGGGATAAGTGCTTTTTCATTCTTCACATCAAGAATATGCAGGAAGTCTTTCTCCGTTGTTTCTAAGTCTCCTGTTTCATAAAACAGATAAGAATAGATGGTCAGCAGGTCACAATAAAAAGGAATGAACTTCTCCAAAATTCTGTTAAGCTGTTCAACATCCGGAACAAAGTCTCCCAGTGCTACGTCCATCTCAAGTTTTACTTTGACAGTAGGGTTTCCATTCTCGTCATAGTCTACTGTTGTGATGGTCTTGATACCAGAGATAGAGGTACACACATAATCAATAGCTTGAAGAGAACCTTTCATGGCATAAATCTCTCCGAGTCTTGGTAACAGGTATCTCAAATACTCTTCTGGTATTCCATTAAACACTTCAAGACCATAATGACGGAAAAGCAGAGGAAGAAACTCTGCTTTAATAGTGTCTGGGTCAATCAGTGTAGTAAGACCATTTATGTCTTCAATGGCAAACTGGAAACCACCATCTCCCATTGCTTGTAAGTATCTTTTCAGTGCATACTTTTGGTCAATGTCATCTTCCCTGTACTTCATAGGGAATCTGTCATAAATTCTCTGACCAAAGTTATCACTCTTTAAAAGATTGGACATTCTCTACACCTCACTTTCTTTTACAGGTATTCTGCTGTGATTGAAAGTGTACCCAATGTCAACACATTATTCTCTGCACTTGGAGAAATAATGTCCTCTGTTGGAGCACTGATACGGAATGAAAGAATACCCTCAAAGGTGTTCTTAATTTCATTCTCTAAATCTGACTTCACAATAGAATCACCAAACTGCAATTCTCCATAGAAGAATGTGACTTGCTTGATATAAGTCTCCACATTGGCTTTAATCTCGTCAATGTTATAATCTCTGTCCACATAGAGTTTTGCTGTGATATTTACAGGTTGCTTTACATACTCTTTAAGGTCATATGTTGTACCTATCATACTTCTTGGAGACACAAACTCTGCAATCTCTTCCACAAGTTTTGCGTCCATTTTATAGTCTGGTCTTAACATATAGTTGACATGAACCAGTTTCTTATCTGTTTCATCTCTTAATGCTTTCAGTCTTAAAAAGGCATAAAAGTTAATTCTTAAAAGGTCTTCATAGTCTTCAAGTGTGACCAGTCTGTTTCGTGTTCTGTAGCTTGCAGGAGCGTTCTCCTTAATACTCTCAAGACTTTCTTTCTCATGACCTAAAACAGTGGCTTCAAGGTTAAATGTGGAGTCTACATAAGCAACACTTGAATCCAATTCTGTGATTACATTTGCACTAACATTACTTGCTTCACCACCACCAATTCTGTAATTGGCAACAATACCATTAGGGTAAGCAACAGGAACTTTACCTTTAAGACCATTACCAAAGGTTACTGTACACACATCAAAGTCATCAACGCTGACCATGTACACTCTGCTATTCTCGTCATAGTCAAGAAAGCTGTCTACTCTTGTCCATAACTGCTGACCTTGACCCTCATTTACATAGAGTTCAAGTGTATCAATTAAAGCCATAGTGTAATTCAGCTTAAAACTTTGTACTGGTGCTCCTGTTGATGTACCGATAACATCTTGATAAACAGACTCACCATTCTGGACTGTCACTGTGTACAGATACTTACCTGTGCTATCTTGCTCATTTCCCAACTTCCCTTTTGGAATCACAAAGTCCTCAAGAGTCTCAAAATACAGTGTTGCAAGGTCTGAACTGTCTGGTGTTTTCACCACTGTTCCTTTAGGAATCAGTGTGTCTTCATCTCTGACTTCATCTAACACAAACACCTGCGGATATTCACTGGCAGTCTGGTTATAAGGAATATACCCTAAACATCTTGCAAGGATAACAGCAAGTCCTCTGTCTTGAGTTGTTGGTAACAGAATATCATTTGCCACAATATCAGCATAAAGGGAGAGAATGTCAAGACCATTCGCAAGTGCTTCTATAATGACGATACCTGCGTCAGTCTCACTTGTGTCTGTGTACTCTGGCATTTTCTCCTGCAACTTTTCAATCATCATGGCTCTAAAGGCTTCATAGTCCTTATTGGTGTAGTCAATGTGTTCTGTTGGTAGTCTACTCATGATTTATCTCACCTACTTTCACTTTGCTTGTATATGATGTGTTGTATTTAATAATTGTGTATGTCAGATTGGCATACAGGAACTCCACATCATCTTCAATTTCAATAGTAAACTCAATGTCGTTCTCACTACACGTTACCCTCTCTTCAAGTCTTTCAAGGTCATCAACCATTCTGGACTTTAATACTGCCTGTAATGCTTCATCATTTGGCTCAAAAAGAAGAGATGTAACTGTTGTGTAAATATCAGACTCCATTGGTCTCTCTAAAAAACTGGTATTAAAAATCTGTCTAATGCTTTCCGCAATATGGGTTGGGTCTGTGGCACTTGTGGTACTCATAGAAACACCACCTCTGTTATTTACTCGGAAAGGATAACTGATACCTGTAAAACCACTTTGTGGCATACATCAACACCTCCTAAATGTTACTTCCGTGAATAGTAGAGTCTGCATGAATAGTTCCTCCACCATGTTCACCTTGAACTGCACTGATAGTACCTGCTGTTACAGAATAAGCACTAACACTTCCTTTAACTGTCAAGTTTCCATCAACAGTAACTTTGTTATGCTGTATCTTTAAATCACAGACACCATCACCTACGTTTATGTCGATTGTACCATTTTTCATAGTGATTGTACAGTCGGCATAGTTAATAATTCTTACTTTGTCTGACCCAGAATAACTACTTCCCAGAGGTGTCATATTCTTCTGCCACCAACCACCAAAATACACTGGTCTGTTTGCGTCACCTGCAATAAAGAATAACCACACAGCTTCATCTTTTGCAGGGAGACAAAAATCTCCACCATTATCATAGGCTACTGGTACACATGGGTCACACCATGCACTCTCGGCAGTACCTAAAACTTCCGGACACTTCACTTTTATTCTGGCTCGTTTCTCTGGGTCTTTAATATTGGTTACAATCCCTTGGTACACACCATAATATTTACTTTCTGCCATATTGTACCTCCTTATGGAATAACAAAAACTTGCCCCGGATATATGAGGTTTGGATTTGCAATCTTGTTTGTATTTGCGTCATAGATTCTGGTGTATGAAGCACCATTACCATAAAATCTCTTAGCAATGTTCCACAGACAATCACCACGTTTAACAGTGTATGTCCTCTTTGCACTACTAGCCTTTGGTGTAGAAGTAACTTTCTTCTCTTTCTTAGGTACTGGCTTCTTGTTTGTGGTGCTTGTTGAAGTCTTTAAGGACTTACCAAAATCTGTCTTGATTAAAGTAGCACTATGTGAATAACCATTACTGCTTATCTGTCTAGTAATGTCTTGCACATAATAATTGCCACTTAAATAACTTCCGAGACCTTTCAGCTTTACAGTGTTTCCTGCTTTCAGCTTAATGGTCTCTTCTGTTACAATGAAATTTAGAGTTCCAGATAGTGTGTTGATTTCAATATAGTTATATTTCTTCTCGGTACTACCTGTACTACTATTTTTATTAGAATTGGAACTTGTGAGATTACCACCACTATTTGAAGTGCTACCACTTGGTTTCTTACTACTTCCCCCACCACCAGATGAACCTCCACCAGTATTAGTAGTCTTCTTAGTCCACTTTCCAGTCTTAGGGTCATAAGTATAACTACTGCTTCTTGCCACTGTAATCTCACCTCCTTAATTCTTAGTCCACTTTTTAGTTTTTGGATTGTAAGTATATCCTCCACTTGCTTTCTTACTTGAAGATGAACCATTGCTACTTGAACTACCACTTCCCGAATCAACTTTACCTGTAGTGTTACTGGTGGACTTATTACTGGTGTTGACAGAAGAACTCTTAATCTCTACCTGCTTCGTCTCTTTGTTGATTTTTGGATTAAAGGAAATAACCTCATGTGGGTACTTCTTGTAAGTCAAGGTCATCTTTGGTGTTTCTAGCTTACCTTTTTTAACGTAATAGAAAGTGTTTCCCACTAATCTTGCAGTAAATGGGTACACTTCATCATTTGCCAGTTTTGTAATGAAATCAATGTCTGTCTGGTGTGATTGTGTTATTGTCTCCTGCACTTCAAATTTGTAACTGCTATCAATAACAACATTATAACCATACTTCTTACATATCTGCTTCACCACACTTGCACTTGTTGTGTTCTTAAAGGTAGCGTCTTTCTTTGTCCTGTTCATTATATGGGTCTTATCCATACAGGTCACTGTCAGTTTAGGACAGCCATTGGAATTGAAGTCAATATCAATAGCACTGATGTAACCCTCAAATGTTTCTCTATATGTGGTATTATCCCACCCCAACTTAATTTTAATGGTGTTGTCTTCAAGAAAAATATCGTCCTCAATATAAAGGAACTCTGGGTCAGTAATTTGAATAGTAGCTGTATCAGCACCATCTACTGTCTCTTTAATCTCAATAGAGTTGATACACTCTTTCTTATCAATCCCCATCTTTGTTCCACTAATCCACACATCATAAACAATGGATAAGATACCACCTTGTTTATACTTCGACATTGACTATATCCACCACCTCTTCATAGTCTGGGATTAAAATTCTATCACCACACTTAATATCAAACTCTGTCTTATACTTTGGATTTGCGTCAAGAATAGCCCATCTCAAAGCAGACACCCCATAATAACGATAAGCCACTCCATCAAGAGTATCACCATCACACCACTCATGAAGCTGACAATTCTCTTGATTGAATGTAAATCTGTCACGGATTCTTAGGGTAGGACTATCCCACCCTAAGCGTGTATATTGTTTAGTTCGTAAGTATCTTGAATTATCATATAATGCCATTATTTACCCACCTGCCTTACTGTTAAAGTAAATCTGGTCATAATAGGTTGACCATCTTCATTAAGCCACTCGTCCTTCACATCAAGGTTAGTAAGTACACACTTTCTTACAAAGTAACCATAGGCAAACTCAAACACAGGAGGTTTAGTGAATTTTGAGGTATTTTTCTCTGGTGGCAAAAGACCCTCAAGAAATTTTCGTGCTTTGTTAATCTTACCACTGAAAGGCTTATCATAATAAAACACTTCAAATGAGAATGTTCTTACTTGACCTCCTACATATTGAGTTAAGGGATAACTCATGCCCGGAGAATCAATCGTTGAGTAATTAGCACCTCGACTATAAGGTACTGACTCTGGGTTAAACTGAAAAGTCATTCTCTTGTTATTATCTTGTCGGATAATATGACACCTCGTTTTCGCTCTACTATTTGCATTAAACTTATGCCCCATCACTAATCACCTCCTTATGCGTATTGAGCCATGTCGTTTAACTGTGTCTGTCTCTGGATATACTGCATGATAAACTTAGCAAGTTTAAGTGCTTCTTCCTCGGACGCATTTTTTACAGTAATGTTAATAGCACCTTGGTTAAATGTTACAGAGTTATCAGTGTTTCCACCTACGTTCTGTGTGGTGTTATTATTTGTGGTCAAATAAGTTCCACCATCATTATTCACTGTGCTATTTGATGTTGTATTGTTTACAGGAGTGAGACTTGACATTTGACCCATCTTAGATGTAATCATACCTGCAAGAACACCAATCCACTCTGTGTTATTCTCAAGTGGCATAACTGCTTCTGTACCTGCTTCACCTACACCAATGACACTTGGCTTGTCGAAGACACCACCTTGCTTATACCAACTTACAGAGAAGTGTGGGAGTGAACCCTTACCTGCAATACCAAATGGTGCAACACCACCACTAACACTAACGTGCGGTAATTTAAGGTCTGGTAACTTCCAACTAAAGTTGAAAGCACTCTTGAACTTACTTACTGCATTAGAAACAATACTCTTAGCACCCTCCATAACACTTGAAATCTTGGACTTGATACTATCAAACACACTGCTAACAGTGGATTTTACCGCATTAAGTCCATTAGAGAATCCAGTCTTAATAGCATTGATACCATTAGTCACTGCACTCTTTGCTGTGTTAATAGCACTGTTAAATACACCTGTGATTGCACTCCAAATACTTGTTACAACACTCTTCACTGCGTTCATGGCACTTGTGATAAAACTCTTGATGGAGTTAAAAGCACCACTCACTACACTTGAAATGCTACTAAGTACACTACTGAAAATAGAAACAATTCCACTCCAAATTGCAGAGAAGAACGATTTAATACCATTCCAGATAGAAGAAATCACATTTCCGATAGCAGTGAAAACACTTGATACTACTTGAGCAATACCCTGTAAAGCACCAGAGAAAATACTCTTGATAGCTTCCCAAGCATTAGAGATATTCTGCTTCGCTTCATCATGTTTACCCATGATAAAGTTCATAATTGCCATCAGTACATTTGAGATGGTCTGGAAAATACCACTCAAGATACTACCAATGAATGTTACAATTCCATTAAACACTCCCACAATTCCCTGCCAGATACTTGACAGGACATTCATGATAGTGTCAAAGATTGCTGTGAAGACACTCTGAATAGTGTTCCAGATTGCCATAACAATAGGACTAATTGTATTCCAAATTCCATTCCACACTGTAGTTACAACACTTGCAATCTTATTGAATACAGACTCAAAGAAACCACCGATAGCTGAAAGAACTGGTTGAACTGTTCCAGTCCACAAGTTTGAAAGTTTATCACCGATAAAGGAACAAAATTCTTTAAAGGTGTCTTTAAGGTCATTAAAGGTCTCAATACATGGAGTAATAAAACTCATGATGTTATCCCAGATAGACTTAACACCTGCAATGAGTTCATCAATGAATCCCTTTACTCGCTCTACAACGTGTTGGACTGTACCCATAAAACTCTCCCACATCTGTTTGATAAGGTCAAACATTGGAGAGAAGAAATTCACAATAGGTTGAATAATATGCTCATTTATCCAACTAGCAATATTACCAATAACAGCTTTAATCTGTTCCCAGTGTTGCTTAACTACAACTACTATGGTTGCTATTAAAGCTACAATACCTGCTACAATACCTGCTACTAATGCAGGTGCTCCTAAGATAATAGCACCTACAGCTACAAGTGCAATTCCCAGAACCATCAGTGCTTCTTTCACCCAACTGAATCCATTTTTTAACATGGACAGGAAGTTAAACACTGAAAGGATAGCACCACCTACGATAGATACAACACCTGCAAGTGGAGCAAAAGCTGTCTGTAATGCAAGTTCAAGACTTTCAGCAACACCTAAACCATCTGAAATTCCCATACTAAACATGGAGAAAGCGTCTCCGATTGCTCCTACAAATTCAGAGATGTACGGAAACATCTTTACGAATAACCCTTTGACACCACTAAATAACTTAGTTATACCTCCACCAATTTTAGAGATTCCTTTTACTAAGTTATAAACTTTAGTGGCAAAGCCAAGTGCTTTTTCAATACCTTTTAGAGCGAGTCCAAAGGCAATAGCTTTGGCTGTGAATCCTGCAAAGGAATAACCAAACTGATACCATGCGTCAGCGTCATTGTTACTAAGTGCTTGGAAGAACTTTGTAGCCTTGTCAAACAAGTCTTCAAAGATTGTACCTTTACATCTCTTTGCAATACCCTCAACAACACTACGAATCTTCTCATCAATGTCATGCCACCCTTGAATAAATCCTGCTTTGAAATTATCAAAACGATACTTGAGGTCAAAGATAGCTTCAATCAGTGGAAGAATACCTAACTCTTTTGCTTTAAGGAATGTGTCTTCACTCAAAGTGTAATCATTCCAACCCTCTGCAAGTGCTCTGAACAGAACCATGAGTTTCATAATACCAATAGTGAGGTTACTAAAGAAGTCATCTCTACTATTGAGGTTATGGAGTGTACTTACTAAGTCTCCCACACTTCCATTTACTGCGTCTCTTGCTGTGGTAAAGCTGTTCCTTAAATTAGTTACAAATGCTATGGTGTTAGTCTTAATACCTGCAAAGTCATTCTTCCATGCAAGTCTTAAAAGACCTACTGTTACTGTCAGTGGTAAAAGAACACTTAACATCTTCAAAGACCCTGTTCTTAACAGACCACCAATGTCATTAAAGGACTTGCCAAAGGTCAAAAGCATTAAACTAAGACCAGATAGTGCAGATGTAGCTTTAAGAGCAACACCTACAAATACAAGTAAAGCACCACCAATAGCTGTACCAATGACAGCGAATTTGGCGAGTGCAGGGTTATTTGCTATAAGACTACGCACTACATCACAGAGTTTTAACAGACCACCTACAGCTTTCTCTATAGGCTTCATAATGGCTACTAAAGCACCACCTATAGTGTCTGCAATGTTCTGTAATTCATCATCTGGGATTGCAAATACATAGTCTGAAATCTTTTCAATAATCTTACTAAATTCATCATATACACCACTTGAAGCAATTCTACTTGTCACATCAAAGAGAACATCTTCCATGTTGGCAAGTCTTTGCATTGGTGTACCTGCTAACTGTGCAGTCATACCGACCATGTTCAGCTTTTCCATAAGGTCAGCTACTTGTCGGCTTCTTTCTTCGATTGTCTTACCCTTGTCCTCTCCAAGCAGTGCTGTAATATCAAGAGAAGCACCACTCTTTAAAGAACGAGCATTACCCTCGGCAATATATTCATTCAAAGCACCCATGGCGGCTTGAATACCAGTACCATAGGCATTTTTCATTTGAGGGTTGAAAGCCGCTAAGTCTGCGGCATAGTCCATAAGTGTCTGGTTAGCTTTACCTGTGCTACTAGCAATCTTATCAAAGGCTTCAATACCATTTGCTTTCAGCATAGTTACTACAGGGATAAGGTCTTCAAAATTAAAGATACTTGTCTTTGCATAGGACTGAATATCTTTCAGCACATCTTTACCTGTCTTACCACTTCCCTCATATAACTTACCCAACTGATTTTCAGCTTGTAACATGGTTGTACCAGTTTCATTTACTTTACTGATAATCTGACCAAGGGTGGAAAGAATAGTAGACCCCATAGATGTAAAGGAACTGCCAATTTGTCCAGACACAACAGAAAGAGCAGACAGTGAAGCCATAGAATTTAAACTATTACTTGCACCCTCTGCTACATCTGTCAAATGACCTAATGAGTTTACAGCATTGTTGATACCTGCTGTGGCATTGTCTGTAAAGGACAATACTAAACCTAGTCCGAAATCCATTATTGGACACTCCTTTCTTACTTACTTTCTTTGTAAGAGTTTTTCTTAGGAGTTCCACTATTACTGCTACCTTTACTTTCAGCTTTTATTTGTTGCCTTATTTGGTCATTGAACGCACCTCTTTCTGAACAAGGTGTGTTCCAACACTCTTCTCTACCCCAGTGGTAGAAGTAAGCGAGGTTGTGAATCTCTTGGAGTGTTACGTCAATGTCAGTGTGACATTGAACGTCATCACTGACAAATGACATAGCACCCATTAAAGAAAATTTGACTGACCAACTTCCCCACTAATATCCATACCACAAGAGATACATACAATATCAATGTTGGTATCAATACCGAAAGTGTTTTCTTTGATAATTTTCTCTAAAATCTCCCTGTCTCTAATTGCCATCTCTGTGACTTTAGCCTGTACTACTAAGGCATTGTCATCAAAAGATATAAGCCTTGTCATCAGCATTGAAGTAGCTGTGGACACGTTCTTCTTAAAGAGTGGTGTCACAATCTCTCTGTCAAAACCATTCGGCAGACGAATCTTACCTGTCTTGTGTACTTCACCCTTTGGGTCTTTGTAGCCACGAATAAGTTCAAATGGAACTTCATACATACCCATGAAAGGCTTAATTCCAAACTCGTCTGTGTTCACAATAGTAGTCAACTTCTGACCACAGTGAGGACAAGTGTGTTGAAACTCTACTTCTTTACCCTTAGATAACTCTCTAATCTTAAAGGCAATGTAGTCAAGGTCTCCACCAAGAAGTTCTCTGACGACTCTGCTCCATTCTGTAGAACCTAACTCTTTCTTAGTTAAAGTACCAATCTGGTTCACACATCTCTCTACAAGGACATTAACCATCTTAGCACCATTCGCACGAACATCAGCTTTGCTGATTGCTTCTTCATCTTTACCATTCATCTCTCGGAAAGAGAATGTGGTATGACGAACACCATCTTTGTCTGTGTAACCTGCAAGCAGTGGAATGTCATGGACATAACCATCTTCTGCGATTTCATCATCAAGATTAAGACCTCTCATGTTCTCCATCTCAATCTGGTCAATGACTTTGCTTGCTTCATTAACAGTGTTTGCTTTCTTTAATCCTGCCATTATAATTACCTCCATTATTAAAATGATTTATGGCTTCTGCCTTTCTTAATAATACTATAAAACCCCTGCTTTTGCAAGCAGAGGTTTCACGTCTATACAATATAGAAATTTTAAGACCTGTCTTACAGGAAATACTCAAACTGCATAGTAAGAGTCTCAATGATTACATCATCACTTGTTGCGTCAAGGTCTCCACACTCATACTTGCTAAACCAACATTCAGCAAGTTGGAACTCTCTACGGACATTTCCGAAGCGGTCACAAATCTGGATAACTACTGTACTTCTACAGTTGTTATTGTGGAACACCGTCTCATAAATTGTCTGTAAGTAGTCATCTGCGTAAGCACCTCTTTCAAAGGTAATCTCACCTACAGTTTCTCTACCTGGCAACTTGTGAGTATGCTCATACATATTCTCAAGGTATTCAACTACAGCTACCTCTCTACTAAGACCTCCGACTTTCTGAAAGCCGACACCAGTAGGAAGACCTGCGATTGCTACTCTGAACATGAAAGACTGTAAAGGGTCTTGGTCAATGGTTCTGGACGCATAAGCCTTAGTGGTCATAACGTCCTTTAAAATAGAAGCGAATTTATTCATCACTTACTTACCTCCTTTACGCTGATTCAATGGAATGTGCTAACTTGATGATGACAAACTCGGCAGGTTTTACAGGTGCATATCCAACTTCGATATTTAACTCACCCTCTGCGATTGTTGCGTCAGTGTTGTTAGAACTGTCAACAGTTACATAGTATGCTTCATCAGCAGTACCCTTTAATGCACCCTGTGTTCTTAAAGTCTCAAGGAACGCTTTACAGGTTGCCTGTACTCTGCTCCAAAGACTTTCATCATTTGGCTCAAATACTGCGAACTGTGTTCCATTGTACAGTGAACGCTTGATGTTGAGGTTCAGAAGACCATCAGTTACATATCTCATTGTAGAGTCAGAAGAGTTAAGACTTCTTGCACCCCAGATTACGATACCTGCATTTGGTCTTGACATAACACAGATAACACCGATTGGGTTAAGTGTACTTAACTGTGCAGGTGTAAGCTGTGTCTCCATCTCAACAAATCCTCTTACTACTGCGTCTGTACCTGCCGGTGCTTTATGAATACCCCTGTTCTCAATCACTCTTGCATAGACACCCATTACATGACCTGCACATGGAACTGTCTTTAAAGTGTTAGTAAGAGGGTCATTCATCTTGCCCCATGGATAACACAGAGCACCTGTCCAAGCACTGACTTTCTTTCTGTAGGTCTTAGTCTCTTCAACTGTAGAACCCATAGGCATATCAATGATTGGGAACAGACCATTGTTGTCACAGTAAGCTAAAATAGCGTCATTGACAACAGTAGAAGTCTGACCGGGGATTGCTACCAGTGTAACATCATCAAGAACATCAATCATAGTAAGAGCACTAACATAATCAGCGTCCTCAAGAGTGTCACCATCACTACCAGTTGCTAAAGTGAAAAACTCTTCTGTAAGTCCTGTTGCTGTGAAAACACTAAGCCACTTAGCAATCTTGCTATTGGCTAACACCATCTCACTCGCTTTCTCTTTAGTAACGTCTGTTACCGTAGCACTGTCTGTAGTACCTACAGCTACAGTAATATCAAACACCTCATTGGTGTTCTGTGCATAATCAGCACTCTTCTTAACTGTAACCTTAATGTCATTACCCCATGCTCCCTCATTAGAAGCTGTAGCAGTAATACCATTGGTACTTGTCTTTGTGGCTTTAACACCATTCTTCTTGATACTGCCAATGTATAACTCTTTACCACCATTAGCGAAGAATCCATGAACTGCATAGGACAAGAAACTGTTCTCTAAAAATGGAGAAGCAAGTCCATTTGCGAACTCTGCAATGTACTCTGTAAAAGAGCCTACTTTCTTAGCAACACCAAGAACACCACTTGGAGTGACACCAATCATAATACCTACAGAAGAGCTCTCCTGTGTAATAGACTGACTACCACTCACTACATCTTGCACATATACTCCGGGTGCTTTATAGCTTGCCATTTTCTATTCCTCCTTTTCTTTACTTGCACTTCTCTTAGAAGTGGGCTTTGTAGCAGGAGTTTCCTCCACTACAATCTTTTCACTTAACATCAACCCACACTGGACTAAATGCTCAATATGGGGAGTCATTTCAGTGTCTTCAATAGTGGTACTTTTCTTGTTGTCTAATCTCAAGGTCTTTTTATCTCCCTTTAAATCACACACAATCTGACCACCAGAAATGTTAGTCAATTTCACTGACATTGTTGACTACCTCCTTACGTTTGTTGTGTATCAATGCCTCTGGTCACTACCATAGGCTTATTATACCTTGTTTCATCATCAATTTCTACCCATATTTGCAAATTTACTATGGAGTGAAATAATCGGTCTCCATTTTGCACTAGGTCAGACTTGACAATACTACCCTTAGTGATACAGTTACAACTTCTTTCTGTTCCACCATCATCAGTGACTTTAAGGTTGAACTGTCGGAAGTGTTTTAACAACCATGTTCTTGTCATGCTGTCCATATCTGTCTGATACTTCGCCCAAAAATCAAGCTGATAAGACAAATTAAAAGCTACAGCAGGGTCTTCAAGAGTCATGATTTTATTTTCCTTATCTGTGCTTACTACAACAGGATTAGGATTGTACCTTAAAGGGTCATGTTTATAGGTTACATTGTAAATACTCACACTAGGAAAGACCTCAATCTTAAAGTCTTCTTCTGGCTTTCTGATGACAATATTTTCATCTCCTAATGCAGTTAAAACACCATGAGCGTCTTTGACTTTCACAGTGCTTTTAATCTCTTCTACAAGACCTGTATTTACTTCTTCAAACCACACATTTGCTGACAAATATCATCACCCCTTTACTAACTCTTGGAATAATTCTTTCCAATGTGATTTAATAATATCTTCTACCTCTTCAATCGTTGGTCTTACAAGTGGTCTTGGTGGTATCTTATCAGTACCATACTCAAGCCATATCATAAGGTCGGACATTTTCATTCCTCCCTCATGTCTCTTCCATGGAGAAGCACCAATAAAAATAGTGCTACCTCTGGCAGATGACTTAATACGTCTAACAGTAAGTCCATTCTTTAATGCACCTGTCTCAACATAGATAGTGTCATCACCACCTTTGAGTTCTATGGTTCTTTCTGCTAAAGGAGTCCATGATAAATCTTGGCTATCAATATGTCCTCGCATTTTCTCAAGCACCATCTGACCATCTTCCCATAGCTGTGCTTCAAAAGCAGGTTTTAATTTCACTGCAAGATTTCTCATATACAGTCCTGCTCTATTCCAATCACCAGTCATTTCTAACTTCATGCTACTCACTGGAATCACCACTTTCATCTGGTGTCTCTGGTTCTGGCTCTTCTACAAGAATCTCTGTGACATTCTTATCCTCAGTACACACAAACTGATACATAAGGAATACTCCCTCAATGTATGCTTTTGGAAGTATGTTATCAATCAAATAGTAAACACCATTAAAGCAAATAACACCTTGACGCATAATATCAAGGTCTTTGTTTGTCACACCCAGATTATTCTCTTGCAGAGATTTTAAGGTTGTAACAAATACTGCTTGGTCTTTAACTACTTCAACATCTTGTTCCCCATGTGTAGGTGTAAGTCTGGCTTGAACCACTAATGTCTTTGGCTGTTGATACATCTTGTACTTATTCTCACCATAAACATTCTTTGTGGTCTTATCACTTAAAAGATACAAGTTCATGCCATCAACATTACCCTCTTCGTCTGTTTTACCAGAATTGAAGAGGGTAGTGAAAATCTCTTGAACACCATCTACAAAGTCTTTCTGAATACTTAAATCTGGCATACTCTAACACCTCCTACAGTGAATCAACAGACACATCTGCTTCGTCCGTTAATTTTGGTAGGGTATCAAAGGTCATCTCGTCATATCCGAATACTTGATTGCGTTCTATGGAAATAACAGCTACATGATACATTGTACCAGACTCAAGGTTGTTTACCCTGTGGTATGCTTCTCTGATATTTGATGTACTCTTTATCAGCACTGCTCCCTCACAAATCTTTTGGTCATAAGTTGCCCCATCTCTGTGCATATCAACAATCTGGTCTTTGCTTACATAAACTTTAAAACGACCAAAGTGACTTGTGTTTGTGACTCCCCAGTGGAAGTCTACACTGTCACTTGTTACTTGGTCTATTGTGATTGCTACTCTTGGAGTCACCTGTTTCTCATAGTTTCTGTGGGTATAATGTCTGTTGCTTAAAAGTACATCATAACTACTCACAACACCTTGACCCTCATTATCAAGCCAACTCTCATACTGTTCTCTTGCTTCTGCCACCAACTTCATGTAGTGTGTGAATCTCTGGTCTTGCTTTAAGTAGTTGTTATTATCAGCACCCATATCTACTTTATCAGCTTTAAGAACTGCAAGTTTTAAATACAGTTCAATCTTAGCCAACAGAACGATAGGGTATTCACTTCCATCTGGCAACTGTCTCAAGTCTGTAACACTTGGATAGGCTCTTGTCACTCCCAACTTTATGAAGAGTTCAATGTCATCATCTGTCATTTGAAGATAAGCAGGGTCAACAACTTCCGCTTCACTGGATTGTACGTTGACACTTTCCCTCAATAACTTAATTAAGTCTGTAACAGTTAATAACATCTAAAGCACCTCCTTTTACAGTGGAGATAACAGACCTGCCTTATTTAAGATTCTCTTGACATTCTCTGGTACAGTATAAACTTTACCACTCTCAAGCTGATATAACTCTCCACCGATAGTACACTTATGGTCGGTTCTCATACGAACCTTTACCGTGTTCTCTGGCTTCTTGCTGTCATCAATACTTGAGGTGTCAACAGATACCTCTGGCTCTTCAACATCTGGAACAGTAACATCAACTTCTGGTGTCTCCTGCTCTGGTGCTGTAGTCTCTTTCTCACTCTCTTCTGGTGTTTCCACCTTGACATTCTCTGGTACAGTAACTTCTGGTGTTTCATCAACAACAGGAGTCTCTACCTTTACATCTTCTGCTTTCTGTACTTTCTTAACTGCCATGATAATATCCTCCTTAAATAAAATTTAAGGGAAGACTTGTTGTCTCACAGGTCTTCCCTCTTGTCTCTTTACTCTGCTTTCTTGAGTGCTACTTTAACAGTTACACTCTTTGCCCCAGAGGTAGCCTTAATCTCAATATTTCCTGCTTCTGTGGTACTTGCTACAGTAAGAACACCTGCTGTAGTAATTGTAGCACCCTCATGAGTTGCTACTAAAGCATAGGTCACTTCATTGGACATTTTATCTCCATACTGTGACTGTGCTTCTGCTACATAGGTTACTGTAGTGTTATCACTCTTTGGAATCTCAACCTCAACAGGAGCAGATGTGAACACTACATCAGTGAGCACATCTGTTACAAGTCCTGCTAAAAGTTCAGCTAAAGTTTCTGGCTTCTCCTTTGCATAGAAAACAGCTTTCTTCATATATTCCATCTTCTTGCTCATGTTGAACACCTCCTGCTTTAACTCTGTCTACTTAGGCAGTCTCAATAACTACACCATAGTCATTGTGAAGCAGTCCAGTTCCCCAGATAGCATACCAACCAAGACTTCTCTTACGTCCGAAATCTTCTACTCCGTTATCACGAAGTTCTACAGGAAGTGACCATGCAATTCCGTAATACTGGTCTCCAAAGAGAACAGACTGGTAAATGTCACAAGCACTTAAAGCAGGGTCATTGCTGTCTCCTGCAAATCCCTTATGAAGATATGCTTTGTGAGCAGGGTCATTTGCAGGTGCTTTACCATTACACATGAGAGTAGTCTCAATGAAACGAGTGTCATCAATTCGACCAATCTCACCTGTGAATAACTGCTCTGGTGCTCCATAGTTAGAAGCGTTAATCCATGCACTGTCATCACGCAGGTCTCTGCTCTGATGTGGGTGTACAAAACAAATCCAGTAAGCATTTCCATACTTAGGTGCATTGTTTGTAGCAAGCACTTCAATAGCGTCCTTGATAGTAGATACTGTCATCTTATCAGAAGCAGTAATCTTATCACGACTTGCCTTACCACCTGCATACACAATGTTAGTGCCAGAAAGAGCAACATCACGAAGTTCACAATCCATAACCATAGCATAATCACGTCCTAAAAGGGAAGTGGTAGTTGCCATAATGTCATCAAAGGAACTCTGGATAAGCAGTTCACTGTTAGATACAGCATTACCATGTTCCTGCACAGTAATCTGCTTCATAGAACCACTTAATGCCTGTGTGCTCATGTTCTTCATCTCTTGAAGAGCACCACCCATTTTCAGATTGTCATAGGTAAGCATACTGATTGTCAGACCCGGTTCAACACCTAACTCTGTCTTCTGTGTTGCGAACTGACTAAAACGCATTACAGGCAGTGCCTTGAACTCAATCTCTCTGGAATACACTAAACGTGTTCCATCACTGAACAAAGTACCACCATTTGTTTGACCCTGCTGTGTAGCAACAGTAACACCATTAGTGTCTGCGTATGCTTTCATAGCAAGGAAAGAAAAAATGTTTGTTACTTGTGATTTCTTCATCACTTATTACCTCCTTAAATAGATGTAAGTCAAGACTTTTTTAATGAAGTCCTAACTGCTTTCTCAATTCGGCATACTCTGGACTTCTTACGTCCATTGTAGCAAGTCTCTCAAGTGAGATGTCCTTGTCCTGTACGGAAGAAGAACTTGGGTTAGCAGGTGTCTTAGGTGTTGTCTTTTTCTTAGTTTTAGTGCCATCACTAATACCCAGACTTTCTCTAATCTGCTTACTTCTCTCAAGTGCTGACTGAACCGAAGCGTCAATCTCTTCTTTGGTAGTTCCCATGACTAACTCTGGTACTAAAATATCGTCTTTGTATTCAGCCATCTTCTCTACTTTATAGGTTTTCACCTCATACTCTTTTTCGAGTTCTGCCCTTACTTCTGCTTCGACTTCCTCTCTGTTGACTGGCTTCTGACCCTCAAACTTAGAGACTTTATCTTCGAGGTCTTTCTTTGCTTTCTCAAGGTCAGCAACCTCCTGCTTTAAAGTCTTCACAGCTTCGGAATCATCACCACCTGCTTTAGTGAGTTTGTCTTTAGCTTCTTTCAACTGTTTCTCAAGGTCAGCCTTTACAAGCAGGTCATTGTTATGCTGTTCAGTAAGTGTTGCTACTTGACCTTTCAGCTTCTCAATGGTCTTGTACTGCTTCTCCTTTTCTTCCTTTCTTGCTTTCGCAATGAGGTCTTCATAATTGATAGTAGGTGTTCTAGCACCACCATCACCACCTGCACTGTCATCTGGGTCATCACCAGAGCCACCCTCGTCTGCAAATGCTTTCAAGGAAATTGCTTCAATAAGGTGCTTGATTTTTTCATTGCTCATTCCTGCGATAATTCCACAATTTTTTCTCATTTCGATTTACCTCCTATTGAAATTGATTTTATATTACCACAAGAAAAACTCAAAGTCCAGTGCTTTGAGAATTTTCTTGGTAATACCAACTAAATGTGTTAAATTACTGTGGAGTCTGAACTCCATTCTGACCCATCATCTCTTTTCTCACTGTTTCAACTGGTGTTTGTCCATTCATCATACCACCTGCATTAGTGGCTGACTGTTGGTTCTGATACCACGTCTGTTGTAACATTGGATTAAATAACTCTGGGTGTTCCTGTCTTTCAGCGTCAATCTCTTTCAGCTTTCTATCTATATCAGTCTTTCCAGTTCTCTCCATAGCACCATGACGACACTCAATACCTAATGTCATCTCTTGCTGTATCTTCTGTAACTCCATGAGTTCATCTTTTGGAAGTGTGTCTGGAAGTGTTACCTCATTACTTACAAAGTCTTTCATTGAAATGTCTTCTGGCTTCTCAATAAGACCATGATACATAGCAATGAAGAGAATATACTCATTGACTGTCTCTAAACCTGCTGTAGAACAGTTACGCTTAATTCTGGTTCTCTCAATCAGTGGGAGGTTGATATACTGTAAAGCAACACCACTGGTGTTACTGATAGCACTTGCACCACCTAACACTGTCTCTGGAATACCTGCAATTTCACACATAGCTGTCTTGGTCTCTGCAATGTAATTTGCACTGGCAGTCAAATCACCTTGGAGTCCTAAGTTCTCTACTTTAGCGTCTTTTGGAAGACCACCCCAAACTTTGTTAGCACCTTTCTCAAGATTTCCAATCTTAGCACCATACACTAAAGTGATAGGAGCACTGTGGTAATCAATAACCTCTGAAACATCACTCTTCTTAGTGTTCAACTCTACGTTAAGAGGAATCACATCATCAAGGTCTCCCACACCTCTTGTTCTACCTGCAACTGGGAAATTCTTAATCTGCACAAAAGGAATGAAGCCATATGGGTTCTCCATTCTGTCTACTTCTTTGTCTCCCTCATATACAACAATTTCACTGTTAGTCCAAAACTCTTTGTAAATAACAGTGGTGGTTGATGTTCTCTTAAAGAGAATACCAGTCTCTTTCTCTGTTCTGATAGGGTACATAATAAGTAAGTGCTCTAACTTATCCTTATCATGGTCATTAAAACGAGGAAAGACAAACTGTGTCGGAACTACTGATAATCTGATTCTACCATTTGGGTATTTCTCAAATGGGTCATTTAAGTCCTCTGGGTCTTCAAACTGTACTTTCACCCACGCTTCACCTGTGATAGATTTTGTCTGTCCAATCTCAATACACAAGGTGTCTTTCTTGTTGTCACTCCATACATCATTTAAGAAGTCACCCTCTGTTTTCTCTCTCCGTATTACTTTATCATCAGACCCATCAAGTTCATCACCTAATACCATATCAAGTTTAGGGTCATCTACTGTTACTTCGTCCTGCTCAATCTCTACAGGTGTTTCAATACTGAACCCTTTTCCAAACTCAAAGGACACGAACTTATTAACAAAAGGTCTGCAATAGTTAAAGGTTACTTGTGGAGAGTCAAGGTCGTCCATGCCCTCCCAATGATACCCCTCATAAAAGTTCCATGCTTCTTTCACACGTTTTAAGAACAGGGTCTCTTCATTGGTTAGATTCCCTGCACTTATCAACTGACCTATATTAAGAGTATCTTCAAAACTGTCACTGTATCTGTGACGGAAATTCTCTATCATCAATCTTTACCTCCTTTATCTGCGTCTGGCAGTATAGTGATTTCTTCCCTTAAAGATAGAAGTGTTATTCTTATGGACTCCGAGCACTTTACTTCTACTTTGGGTCTCTGTGTTGTCTACTTGTCCTGCGTCTCTACTTCCCCAAACAGCTAAAGCCCATGAATCGGGATAATCGTCATGAGCACCTCTTTCATCTGGGTGTGCAACAACTAAATAACTACCACTATATGACTTCTGTAAGTCTGCAAGCTGTGAGGAAAACTTCTTGTATTCTTCACTGTCTACAGTCTCTTTATCCATAGGGAATCTTGCTCTGCCTGTGTTTATCTCGGTCTGTAAGTGTTTGTAAATCTCTGACTTACTCTTACTACTAAATGTGAATAGTATAACCTCAAAATTCACGTTGGCTTGTATTCTTTGCCCCAGACTTGCTTCTCTGGTAGCGTCAATGACCAAACGTGAAATTCTAAAATTCTTCAAGTAGTCCATAATGATATGGTACTGCTCTTCATAGTTTTCTGCTATCTCTGGTTTTATCTCACACCAGTCTTTAATGTAAGTGTTATAAGCTAAATAAACAATATCTTCGCCAGTTTCTTCATCAATAGTTGACTCCATTAAGACAGGATTGTTCCAGTCTACTTCCACAATAGTTATCACAGTGCTATCGGCTTCATTCTTGTTCTTACTACTTCCACCACCTACATCAATACCTGCAACATGGTTTGCTACATGGTCTTGATAGACTCTTCCAAGGTATTCGTCTCCACACTCTTTCTCAAGTTTCTCAAGGTCTACAAACATACCTCTTGAAATAATCCACTCAAGGTTATAAGACATTCTGAACTCGTCAGAGGTCTCACCTAAACTTCTCTTCTCACGCTCTACATACTTTGCATACTTAGGGTTATACTTCATTACCACCTTATAATTGTACTCGAAGTGATTTCTAATGCGTAATTTGCCACTTTCATATTCTTTCTTGTTACGCTCTATCGCTTCATAGAAGTCTCCCTTAAAGGTTGTTGCAGTACCAATCTTACAGATAGTTGCATTGTAAGCCGCACCCATAGGGTGTATGGACTTTCTGATTTTGTAGTTGCTTATATCTTGGCACTCTTCACAGATAATAAACTTAAATGACTCACCCTCAATGTTACTTCCGTCACTTGCGGAAATAGCAGTACAGAATGAACCATTACTCAATGCTACTGTCTGACCATTTGATGTTGTGAACTCAAGTCTAAAATCTGGGTCTTGCAACACCACCTGTGCTTCTTTACACTGCATACGTCCTCTCATACGATTGTATGTAGTCTGTGCTTGTCGTTGACTTGGTGCAAATATTCCGACCCAAAAACCATCTTTAAACATCTGCAATCGTGGGTCATCTAGGAACATTGGCATATTTGCCAACTGTGGTAGGATAATCATAAGACCACCTACTGTGATGGCTACTGTCTCTGTCTTACCGCTCTGTCTACTAAACAGTGCAGTAATTTCAGCACCATCATTCTCTAGCACACTTCGTATAATACGCTTTGAGAATTGACCTTGATATGGATACATTACTCTACCCGAATACACTTCACAGAAATTGTAAATTCTATTCACTAATTCAGTGGTACTAATACGTCCTGCATATGCTTTTTCTACATATAACTCTGTGAAAAAGTCCATGATAATTGCTACGATAATTCTTACATTAAAAATTACACTCTGTATAAATTGTTTCACTTTCTCACCTCAATTCCACAATAAAGGGTAAAGACTTGTTCTCCAAATCTTTACCCTAGTATATAACATCTTGAAAAAAAATGCTAGTCTTTATTTACTTGTGCTTCTTTCTACTCTCATAACCTCTTGAAAACATAGGTGGTTGCTTTGTGAAGTGTTTCTCCCTGTATTCATTTATCTGTGGGTTATCCTGCTTTCTACAAAGGTGTATGACTCTCTGGCACATCTTAATATCAAACATACCTATGTGACATTCATCAAGGTCAATCTGCAACATATCAGCTAACCACTTGTATGCGTCTTTTCTGGTCATGAGACCACTCTTCCAAATTGGGTCGAACTGTCTGTGTGCTTCTTTCTTTAACTCCCTTAGTCTTGCATTAGCAAGTCTTCCTAAAGGAATTTCTGTTCCGGGGTGACACCCTACATAAGCGTCACACTTCGGATAATTACTACACACCCACATCTTTCCATAGCCTTTAGCTTTATTGGAGTGGTATATCACTGTTGCGTCTCTTAAATGTGCTTCTGCACCACAGTACGGACAATTCACTACTTAGTCACCTCACTTGTTCCAACATGGTCTACCCAGATACATCTTTCAGCTTCTTTGTCTGGTCTCATTCTCATGAATCTTGGGTGTCTCATTTTACCACTGTCTCTAAACAGTTCATTCGCTTTTACCTCAACAACACTTCCCACCAACTTGTCTTTGTTGCGTGTGAAGTATTCTCTGGTGTCATCATCAAAACCTGCACACTCACATACCTCCATGACGTACATCTCGTCTTTGTCATAGATATTAGCACACACTGGCTGATAAAGCTGACCTCTCTTATTCTTAGGAATCTTATTTACTTCTTCTTCTGTCATAAGAACACCTAAGAGTAAGTTACCTACTTGATTGTAGTAATAGAACTTGGTCACTGGTATGTAATTCTTATCACCAAAGAAGTTTCCCTGCACTCTTTCATCAGTGTCTTTCTTTACCCAGAATCCCCACTTCTTAATATCTTTACCTGTGTACTCTTTAGTGGGTTCATCAAATCCTAAAACAATCAACTCTCTGGTCAAGAACTTCTTAATCTTACTGTACTCCCAACCTCTCTTGTGATTATACTTACCACTCTTCGGTTTCACAATAAGACCCTCACCGCCTGTAGACACAATCAATTCATAATAGGCTCTTGGTGTTAAAGGTGTCTGATTCTTCCAACACTTATACAGATTAGGATAAGTCTCCTTGTCATCTTCAAGTGAATCAAAGTATTGGTCTTCATAAAATTCTCCAACTCTATTAACCACTTCGGTGTACAAGTTTGTACCAGTAAGTTCTTTACCACAATCAAAGTATTTAACTTCTTCAATGTATGGACTGTTTGCTTCTTCTACTGCTAAATGCAGATAGACCTTTCTTCTCTCAAGTGGCATTTTTCTAAGGTCAATACCCTTGTAGAACAGAATGTCAAAGGCATGAAGTGAAATGAACCCTTTCTTAATCTGTCTGTCTACAGCTTTATCCCATAGACAATTCAATGTACTGGACACTTCTTTAAATGGGAGACCATTGATGAACATTTCGCCATCAAGAATAGTACCTGCAAGGTCTGGCACATCAATCTCCCTAATCTGTGGTACACTGTCAGAGTTCTCCACATAGAAGTTGGTCTTCTTACTCACTCTTCTACTAAAAACTCTACAGAATCCTGTGTACTCTTCTGTCAGAATGTTCTTCTCTGGGTCAAACACCTGCTGACTCATGAAATACACAAGTGCTCTTGTTCCGTCAAACTTCTCTTCAATGATATTACTTGAATCAGCAAGTCTTTCGTCCTGCACTTCTTCTGTTTCAAGTTCTTTGGCTGTCATAGGTTCATAACCTCTGATACCTGCCATCTTAAATGCTTCTGGACAATCCCACATTTCACTTGGGAACATTTCATCTAACTCTGTTCCATCAGCAAAATAAAATTTATTGTCCTTACTGTCTCTTTTCAATGTATTAAAATCAAGTGACATTTCGCTACCTCGCTTTCTAATATCTCATACACTTATTATAGCACAATTAGCAGGTGTTGTCTTAACACCTGCTTCTTGCACACTTGTAAATAGGTCTTGGATAACCTCTTGTGTTGTACTTATGCACATTATGTGGATAACTATGTGGATAACTTTTCTTCTCCACAGGCTTCTCAAGGTCTTCATAGGTGTCCTTTAGGTCATTAAATGCTTCACTCAACTTCTGGAAAGCAGGTCTAATGATTTCCATAAATCTTATGGCTACTTCTTGTAAAGACTCACACCACTGTTTTGCATAAGTAATAATCAGATTGACCACCTCTTCAATCTTCCCTAACACATGAGGTGCATATCTGTAAACCACATCACAAGCAAAGAAAGTCTCATGTAAACACTTCTGCCACTTAATCTGTAAGTCATCACTCTGCTGTGGCATTTTTCAGTTCCTCCTTATTCTTGAGTGCAATCAACTCTTTCTTGGTCTTCTGCAACTCTTCAATCCATGAGATAGTCTGGGAATACAGTCTCTTCTCATTAGAGTCCTTGGCACACTGAATCTTGAGTAAATAAAAAGCTGTTACCTGCTCTGGTGTTAAAGACACAGGCACTTGAATGTCTTCCTCATTCTGTTCAGTGTTGTGTGAAATCTCCTTATCAATTTCACTCTGCTGTCTTGCGTGTCTAAAGGTCACGTCTTCTGTTCTGAATCCATTTTTAGTAGTGGTTACATCATTCATCTTTCTGTTCCTCCTTAACTTCAATAATGGTATCAAGCATTGCAGGAATATTACCCTCGCAATTCTCTTTCATGGTCTTTATATCAACAAGGGAAACTCCCTCTTTGAGATACTGTGGTAAAGATTCTACACCCACATCAGAAATGAGCACATGGCTGTAAATGATAGGGTTAATCATGGCAGGGTCGGGATTATATAACCCAATAATCTGTATCTGAGTGTGTTGGAACATTAAGTCATCAAACCCTGCTTTATAGTCTACACACTGTAATAACCCCAGACTGGTTAAATACATAATGAGGTCAATCCCCTTGTGAATGAATCTGTCTACTTTGGACATATTCACATAGTATCTAACACCACTCTCTGTCTGTCTCTGTAACACCTTATTGGTGTACATACTTCTCAAGGTCATACTAAAATCTAAAGGAACATAACCCTCTTCAAGTGCTTGTTCTTGAGTCTCAAAGTATCGTGTATGGTTATTTAATAAGTCCTCTAAGTCAATGTCTTTCTGCACTTCCCTCTTCATGGCAAGCACTGATGTATCAACACATAAAATCATTGTGTACCTCCTATATACAAAATAAGGGTAGAGGTGGAGTCTCTACCCTTTAAGTGTCTATATGTTACGGAAGAATTACTCTGCTTCGTACTCTTCTCCACAGTGCTCACAGATAAACTTCTTAGTCTTCTTCTCATACTTGAGTTCATGACCACAGCAGAAGTTTGCGTCACCGACCTCATAAGGGTCACTCGGCTCATGCTCTTCACCATCATTGTCAATGTTTCTCTTGTTGAGTTCCATGTACAGCATAAGCAGGTCATCATCAGTGTAGTCATCTCCAAGCAGGTCAATCTCTTCCTGTGTTGCATTATCTTCAATGTAAGAAGAAATGTCATCAGATGTTAAAGTGCCATCTGAATACTCTGTGATGATTTCGTCCATCTTGGCTTCAACTGCTTCTCTACGCTCGTCTGTCATATTGTCTGGATTGTTATATCCGTCTGGGTCAAACTGCTCAAAGTAGCTTGTAGCTTCAATCTCAACCTCTTCATCATCTGCACTGTCATCTGCTGTATCTGCTGTCTCTTCTGCTGTGTCCTCGTCTGCTTCTGACTCGTCTTCGTCATCATCATCTCCATCTAACTCAATGAGACCCTTGCGAAGTGCTTCTGCTAACTTAGTTACAGCGTTCTTCTTTGTAGCCTTAACATCTACATCTGCTAAAGCAGAGATAATGTCCTCTACAGGAGTGTCTTTAGCAACCTCTTCTGCCTGCTCGTCAAACTCGTCTCTGGCAGGTTCATCAGCCTGCTTCTTAGAGAGTTTCTTGCCACCAGAAAGTTTATCACTTTTTGCTGTCTTCTTTGCAGGTGTCTTCTCTTCCTCGGCAGGAGCGTCACCACTCTCTACTTCTGCTTCAACATCAAGTGCAAGGACTCTTGCCATGATTTCATCTCTTGTACCCTTGCAGTCAACACCTAAAGAAGCGGCGAACTTCTTAAAGTCATTGTACTTCATGTTGCGTAACTGCTCTTCATCAAACTTACCTGCTACTGCTACAGCACCCTCATTCTCTTCTGGTGCGTTCATAGGCTCTTCTTTCTGTGCCTTTCCCTTGGCTACAGTCTTCTTTGCAGGTGTCTTCTCTGTTGCAGGTGCTTCAACTTCACCGTTCTCAAGTGCTGTCTTGATAGCTTCAAGACCTGCGATTGTCATGTTGATACCTTTGATAATTTCTACGTTGTTCTTCATTTGAACTACCTCCATAAATATTATGATATTTTATTGTGTCAGTGATTTGTGTCTCACTTGACTGTACAAACAGTTTAACATGGTGTTTAGGACTTGTCAATTAGGTGTTTAATCCACATTCATCAGTTCCTTAGTATGCTCTTTAAGGTAAGTAATCTTCTGCTCCACCTTGGTCATCTCTGCATACAAACCATTTAAAGCTGACTGAATCTCTGGGTCATCTTTTGTCTTCTTGCCATCAGTAACAAGTTTGATAACACCATCTTTTCTCATTCTCAACTCATAATAGATTCCCTCTAAATTAAGAATAAGATTATTCATTGTTCCCACATTCACTTTCTGCTTCACTAACTCTTCTTTGAAGTCCTCAAGTGACATATCTACAATCTTACCAATCATAGACTTCTCTGGTTTCTGTTTCTTCTTACGTCTTCTCTTAAACACACTCACACCTCCTTTACAGCTTCATATTAGAGTCAATAGCTGACCACAACATGATACAGCAAAGAATGACTCTTACAGGATTGTAGCACACAAAGAAGTAATACACAACTCCCACAATACAAGCAGGAATCAATAAAAGTGTGGCTGTTAAACACAACCACTTAATGAAATTACATATACCATTGTATGCTCTGGTCAACTTACTCTTGAAACCATAATTCTCACTGAAATACTTGTTATTAGATTGCTTTACATTCAAAACTGTCACCTCCCATTATTTCTTTATTCACTGCTCTTTTACAGTAGTGGTTATATAACTGCCAAAATTGAGTATCGTGCATGACACCTCTCACTCTTGAGAATGAGCCACTTGTGTATTGCACATGGTGACAAAACTCATGTATTGCTATCTGCAATATCTGGTCATAGTCCATCATTTCACCCTTAGTGTTAGCATAAGGGTAAATAAAGATTTTAGGCTTTACCTCGTCATCATTATACACAGGGAAGTATCTCCCATAATAGGTCTTACTAAAAGGTCTTAATGACACATCAACTTCACCCACAGGCAGGTTTAGGTTTGATAAGTCAAAGAGAAGTCTGGCTAATAATTCCTCTTCGGTCATAACACACTCACCTCCACAGGAAGTATAGCACAGACTCCCATCTTTGTAAAACTGCTGACTAAGCAACAAGCAGATTTCCTGCGATTCTTTCTAACTCTAAACGTCTCTCAAGAGTGAAGTCCTGTGCTACTTCTGTGATACCATTGATAAGACCCCATCTATTGTCTTCGTACTTAGTCTGCATAAGATTGATAACCTTGTGAGCACTTTCATTAGAAAGATTAGTCTGCTGTCTAATATATGCCACAAATTCTTCAATATCATCTTCATACTCTGATACAGAAGACCAGTGATTATCTCTATGCTTTGCTCTTCTTACCCACTCTGTAGCATTTTCTGTCAGAATATCAATATTCTGTAAGGACTTCACAAGACCACTATGAAACTCTTCTGCTGTGATACCAATGTGCTTCTGCTCAAACAGTGTACCTCCTGCTCTGGCAATGACAAGACCATTTGTACACACTTGCTTGTAAATACCAAACTTGACTGTTAAAATGTTTCTTCCCACATCACTGCTGTCTAAGAACAGTCCTGCAAACAGGTCTTCACCATCAATAGGTAACATTTCTCTTCCGACAAGTCTAACATGAAGTCTCTCTTCATTGAGGAAAGACCCTTTAATCTTATACTTGCTTAAATCTACAGCGTCATCTACTGCTTCCAGAATCTCATGGCTGTCACAGATAGAATACTTGTTAGACAAAACACCTCTGACTCGTCCATTATGCTCTCTAATAAGCAGGTCTTTGTTGAAATCTTCAAGCCAACTGTTTACATTATCTTGTGCAAGGTCAATTCTACCACTTCTCACACACTTCTCAATGTAATTTGCAGGAACACCTACTTTGGTACTCAACTGACCCAGTGCATATCTGGAAATAGGGAGACTTCTAATATCATGGTCTTCATCAGCAATAAATGTGATACCTGCTTCATCATTAAAGCGAATATTATGAGTGTTCGCTTTAGCCACTCTGTAATCACTGCTGTTCAATGCAATGTCATTAGCCTTGATAATCAACTTCTCAAGTGTCTTTGGTCTTGTATCAATGACCTCTTTCTTTTCTTCTACTGTTGGTAATGTGATAACTTCTGCCATCTTTGTTCCTCCTTTATTTCTACTTGGTTTGTTTCTTAACTTGTGACTCAAGTATATCATTTAACAGAAAAGAGGTCAAAACACCACAAGGTGCTGACCTCTCTTACTTATAACTCTATAAATGTTCTCTTAAAGACCTTGGTATTTCTTTTATGCACATGGGTGGCTAAATACTCCTGTGCTTTCTCTGGTGTATCATGTACAGACACAGTGTAGACACCTTTCTCTGTGATGAAGCCTGTTGGGTCTGTTGCCTGCTCATAGGCTTCTCCCACAACATAATCCTTACTAAAGACTTTACTCTGTAATCCCTCAATGTCTAACTCATGAATAGGACTGTCAGTACGTCTCCGCAACTCTTCAATAAGCTGTTCTGTGGAAACACTACCTATCTGGAAGTTAAGGTCTTTGACTCTTTCAAACCTCTTAATCTGTCCTGTCTTATTGTCTTTTCTATCTTTAATGTACAGAGTCATTTCATCTCCGAACTGCTCTGTAGTATCATGGTCTGAAACAAAGTCATCTAAAGGTCTGACAAAAGACCCATATTCTGGGTGGCACACATTGAAATAATAGACCATGACTGTCTTTTCATCTGCTGTGCTTTTTGCTAACCCTGTCACATAATAATACTCACCCTTAAAATGTCTGTAAAGACCTATACTAATTAGCTGTTTCATTTAATTTCCTCCTTTTCTTACTTTAACACATTCACTTTTATAAGAAAGATAATCAGACATAGTTCTCCTTGCTTTCCTAGCTTCTTCACACTCTTTCTGAAATGCTATGTACTGTTCACATTGTGAATGATAATAGCCACAACCTTTATTTGGACAGTCCTTACAAGGTGCTTTACTCATTTGACTTCTCCTTATCACTATCTGAATAAGCAAACACTGTTCCCTCCACTGTAGTATAAGTGTTTAAATTATTCACCCAATTTTCTTTGACACTTGCACTATAGAAATACAGCACATAATCTGGCAGGTCAATGCCATGGACAATAACCTCATACACATTTGCTAATGTCTCTGGTGTCACTTCTCTATCGTCCATCATTCCATTGAAAGCAACACTAAACTGTGGTACTCCACCTACTTTCTGATAGATTACTTCATCAGCAGTTTTAGGAAATTCACCACTCTGTATTCTATTAAGAATAACCTGTGTTATATACTGTTGTGTTATATACTGTTGTGCTTGATAATTCTCTTCTCCTGCTTCGGCTTCTGCACATTGAGCAATTAAATACACCTCTGCTTCTGTGAAGTCATAAGTAGGTAACTCTACCTCTTTCATCTGGTCTTTTAGCTTCTCATTCTCTACAAGAAGCTGACCATATTCAGATTGTAAGTCATCATAGCTGTTTTCCCAGTCACTTATAATTTTGTCACTATCTTCCCTTTGTTTGTCTATCAAGGACTCATAAGACTCATTTACTTCTAACAAGTCCATATAACTCTCATGACTTTTTACCACAAATATGATAAACACAATCAAGAGAACTATAATACCTCCTTGGTAAAAAGTTTCTTTCTTCAATGCTTTTTCCTCCTTAAATTAAAATAAGACCACATAGCTTATATTCACTGCATGGTCTAGTTTAACACATCAAGAAGTCTAATGCAAAGACTCCACAAGGTTGTCAATCACTACTCGAATGTCACTTGCTCCTGTACCGATTGCACTGTAGGTATTGATTACATCTACAATTCTTTCGGAGAATCCTGTGATAAGGTTCTTTCTAAAGTCATCAGTATTGACAATAGCAAAGTTATTACCTAACAGGTTATTCAGATACACTTTCTTAAAGACACCAGACTTCATAAGTCTGTTCACATCTTCATCTGGGGAGTATCTGCAACCCCAACCCTCTGAAAATCGGAAAGAGTTACCACTCTGGGAATAGCAATCTCCGTCAGAAAGAATAATAAGGTTAGTGTACTTAGTGCCACTGGCTTCAATCTTTCTTAAAGCTGTGTCAAGATTGGTGCAACCACCTACATAAGTTTTGATTAACTTGTCGGCAATATCCATGACTGTAGACTTCTTAGATACCTCCACAAGTTCACACTTATCTGCAAACACATACACATCTGCAATGCCTTTCTTAGCACAGATAGCACCTAAAACACAGGCTACTTCTCTTGCTGTCACACTTGACATAGAAGAAATAGAATGGTTCATAGAGCCAGAGAGGTCAATAAGGATTGCACTGTAACCTACAATGTCTTGCAGGTTATCAATGGATAAATCCAGTGCTTCTACTAAAGCGTCAAGCACTCTTCTCTTGCCCTCACTACTTCTAAGAGAAGACACCTCTTTGTATGCACTATAGAATCTAAAAGGTAAGAGTCTGGACTTCTGGACTTCTTTCTTATCAGTCAGTTTAGCCACAATGCTGTCTACAGCTTTCTTGTCTGCAAGAACACCTGCTCTATCAAGTGCTACAAGGTTCTTTACGATTGCCATAACTGTAGAAGTATCAATGCTCTTAACCACGTCTTTCTTTGTGGTCTTAGAGTTCTTGTTATTCACTTTAGCAATCTCACTCTGCACCTGCTTAGAGTCATCACCCATCTTTACTTTACCCTCGATAATGTCTTTGTAGAAGTTCTTACGAACCCTGCTGTTGGTTGGGTCTGGGTGGAGAAGTTTAATAGCGTCTGACATAGACACCTGCTTACTCTCTCCAAGTGCTTTAGATAACTGATACTCATTAAAGGACTCAATCTTACCCTTGAGCACCTTTCTCATTTGCATAGGGATAGGTGTCTGTCTATGTAAATTCTTACCTCTACCTGTGGTCTGGAAACCATACACATTCATCTGTGTAGCAAGAATATCAAGAATATCTTTGCCCCTGCGAATGATGTATTGGGAATAAGACTGTAACTTGTTTCTGCCAGTAGCTTCATCAACAAAAGACTGACCTTTGAACCTGTCATCATTCATACAGGCAGTTAAAACACTTAATGGGTACTGAATCATGTTGTACTCACGTCCTAAACGTGCAATCTTGAGCACATACTCAATGTCCTCGTCATCAACTTTCTCAATAATCTTGCACAAGTCCTCATAATCTCCCTCGGCAGTTCTCTTCTCATAGTGAGTGCTTTCACCGAAAAGTGAACCAAGGACTTTACTAAACAAGGTCTCAAGAGAATCAAGCTGATGGACTACTGAACCATGATGGTTTAAAGTAGTCTTCTTGTCTCTGGTCACACTTGCTGTTCCACGTTTGCTGTTCATTGTTGCCATAATACTTACCTCCATACTTCTGTGATTGTTTATGTAATAAAAAAGGTCAACACTTAGTGTGCTGACCCTAATTATCTTCCAAGTAGTAGGAAGAAAAGCGTTATTGTTGTGTTATCTCTTTGAGAATTTTCAAGACTCTTGCCTGTACCAGTTCGGCTATCTGTCAAATTTGGCTGACGGAGTTGGAATCGAACCAACATAAAATGATGTAAACAATAACTACACAATCCTACTACAATAATTACTTTGATAATTGGGAGAGAAACAATAAAGTCTGTTGTTATCACAGTGGGATTTGAACCCACGTTACTTCCGTGGAAAGGGAAATGTCTTAACCGCTTGACAATATGATGTAAACTTTATCTGCACAACCCAATATAAAATTCTCTTCAACTGCTTACAGAGAAAAGTGATAAAGAATTGAACTTATCACAACTGGACTCGAACCAGTAACACTTTGTTTAACAGACAAATACTCAACCATTTGAGTTATATGATGTAATCTTTACCTGCACAACTGTAAGCTGTTTTGTTTAACTGTGACTACTATATCACAAACAAATTTCTTTGTCAAATTACCTGTTAAAAGGAAAGCTGATGATAGGAGTCGAACCTACAAATACTGGATTTGCAATCCAGAGTCTTAACCTTTTGACTACATCAGCATAACTGCCCTAGTTGGACTCGAACCAACGAATACAGGAGTCAAAGTCCTGTGCCTTACCACTTGGCGATAGAGCATTAAAGTGGGTGAGGTAGGAGTTGAACCTACGTTGTTTCTGATGTGGGAGATTTACAGTCTCTTGCCCTCGCCACTAGGCATACTCACCCAAAGAGTGTAGGAGGTCTTTCGACCTCCCAGAGTGTTCAATGAAGAACAATCGGAATGACACGATTTGAACGTGCGACCTCTCGCTCCCAAAGCGAGCGTTCTAGCCAAACTGAACTACATTCCGTTACAGCACATAGACAAGGATTTGAACCTCAACGAATAGTTTTGGAGACTATCATGCTACCAATTACATCATCTATGCACATGGTCTTGTATTTTCACATTATCAAATGTTACTCTTTACAAGACCTCTTTATTCAGCAAAGTGTGTTCTGACCCACAAAGCTGTCGGCTTGACAGGAACATCTTTCAACCAGAGCATTAACTGGTGCTTATGCTTCAACTTAGCTGTAAGGTCATGCTCCCTCGTCCACTTCTTATCGGGGAGATTTCACACAGCGAGACTTTTCAATGACCGCCATGATTTGGTGTGCTCCTTACGGACGTTGCACGCTACTCTATACAGCTAAACGGAGTGTAGTGGACTCGAACCACTGCTACACTTTCAAAATGTACTAGAAGATTAGCAATCTTCCCTCTTCACCAACTTGAGTAACACTCCATATACTCTAGCTTGTGACTCTCACGTTCACAACGATACAATAAATGTTCTCCGTACAATATCAAAAGATATTGAGTTCAGCTAGAGTTCCCTCCACCTTGTTATAGACGTGGTGGACACCCTGTCTTGTTCTCTCATGTCTTGAACGATTGTTACTATAGCATAGCTTTTTCTAAATGTCAAGCAAGCCTAATTCATCAAGACACTCAAGAACACTGTTGTTCATCTTTCGCCAGTTCTTCATGTAGAAATTGGCTAACTGCTCTTCCACTTAACTGTCTAACTCAATACCACACTCGTTTAAATAAGCGTGAAAAATTTCGTGGGCGAGAATCTCCTGTGTTCTCACTTCCAGTTCTCTCTTTTTGCAGTCCTCTTTGTCTGTCTTCACTAAAATCTTCTTACCCCAAGTTCTGTACTCTCCCATGTTCTCTTTGTCAATATGTATCTCGTCTGCTTTACCGACAAGCACTTTGTATATACAACCCATTACATCAATTTTTAACTCTTTCATCTTACACTCCTTTGAACACTAACACTAAGATTATGAAACAGGCAAACAAGAACACACCCACTTCAAGGTCTTCTCTTCTGTCTGCCACATCTCTGTCTTTTGCAGTAGCATTACAGAAACACACCATAAAGGCTAACACTAAGAACACTGCTGCAATCCAAAACAATACTGTCATATCTAACACCTCTCTTTCTCTTTCATTAACTGGTGTCATTATAGCACACTAAACACTTCACTGCAAACACCACAGCCTGTCAGTTCTGTAATCATTAGTTCTGTAATCATTAGTTCTGTAACTATTAAATAATATATATATATATAATTAAAGAGATATTTATATTAAAGAACTGGCAAGCCAGTTATCACTTCGCTCCGCTTCGTGTGTCTCGCTTTGCTCACCACTTAACATTCACTAAATCAAGGTCTTTAGGTCATTTTAACGTCCACATCACCTCTGTTTAATTTTACCACGCTATTTTCAGAAATCGACTTTTAACACCACACTCAAATATAACACCTCACTTCTCACACATAACACCTTTAGTCACACAGTCGGGTGAGTCGGGCATACACTCCACTACCAATTTTATTATCCAATAGTGTGACACTAGGTGCAGGTGCTCACAGGCTCAAATCCATTTAAGGGTGGATGGGTCTTAGGATTTCACGAAAAAATTTTTCAATCCTTTTGCTTGTAATTTCACGAACTACAAACACATAACATAAACACATATTAAACACAAAACTTTGTTTATTTTCTTTGTTGTGTTTGTGTTCTGGTGTTGGTGTCTGGTGTTGTGGTCATACTCACAGCATAAACACAATACACAAACACAATATACATATATACACATAGTACAATACTATATACATACAATACAAAACATTTATTCACAGCACAACTTTCTTTATTCACAGCACAGCATACATTCACAGCACAAAACACTATTATATACACTCTGAAACACTGATAAATACAGGCTTTTCACACTTAAAATATTGCCAATTTCTATAGCGAAAATCGACTTTAGGCTATACCTCAATATATCACCTTATGTCCTTATTATAAGCCAATCCACACCTGCTCACAGGTGTTGGTTTGTTATTGAATCACACTACATTTACCTCACACCTACCAATTTTTGGTGTTCATAACCAAAAAGAAACACCTACACTGTGGTGTGTAGGTGTCTTTGTTAGGGTGTTTTCACACTACTCAATATGCCTGTTTTCCGCTTCCTCGCTTAAATCAGACAGACCCTCTATGAGGTCTACCAATTTTGTGAGGGGCAGGTGAATTGTTTTGCCCTTTAAGTACCCTGTGTAGAACTCCGATTCCTGATACATCTGAATCCAAGCAAACGGAAGTGCTTCATCATCATCAAACCTCTTCACAGACAACTCTAAATACTGCTTGACCACCTTTGTCGGGTCTTTCTGACTAGGTGTTTCTCTCACCAAAATTCTGATAGGGTCAAACATTGGATAGTAAACATCTGGTGGAAGTTTGTTCTCCTGTTTCTTCTTAGTGGTCTTTTTGGTCTCTTCTGCCATGTTAGCTTTGTTAAGACCTTTGATTGTTGGTTTTAACTTCATTGTCATTACTCCTTTCAACACTCTTTGTTTTTTAGTAGGTAGAGTTAAATACTCTATGATACACCCCCCAATTTTCACTGGGAGAGGTGCATTTACAATACTTAAAACACCTCTGGGAACTACTTCATGAGAATATCCATGAGCATATTTGTCATCAGATTACCCTCGACTTCATCAAGTGTAATCTTACCACCATCTGTGACTACTTCAATAAACTTGCTTTCATCTTCCTCAAGAAGACTTCTAAGAGCACCAATGTCTTTAATGAAGTCTTTCACTAAAACCATGTACAGCAGGATATGTACTTTCTCAACCTGCGTTGCTCTTCTTGTGGTAGTCACAAGAGAATCAAAAGTCTCCTTGTTGTGTGTTTCACAGAAATGGTCAACACCTTTGAAAATCTCCTGTAATGCTTCTAACTCCTTGTTGCTAATCATTGTGTTCTTCATAGTAACACTCTCCTTATTATTTTATTTGAGTCGGTGGACTCACTCTCACACACCACCTTTTACAGTGATGTGCAAGGTCAATCTACCTACTGATTGAGTGAAAAGAGTGTTAAATATCAATAATCGGTGACGTGTTTTTTAATTAAATCACCTTGGTAATAAACGTCTGTGATACATTTCAAGACACCATCTTGCTCTTCAGTGTACTGTTCAATCTTAAAAGGAGTTGTAATCTCTCCTTTGTCTCTCTGATGGATAGAAATGTGGTGCTCTCCATTCTTTCTTGCAGTTCCTCCTGCAAGTGGAGTCTTTCTTCCCTCAATGTCTGCTTCAATGTAAAAAGGTCTTACTGCCATATTCATTCCTCCTGTTCTTCACTCACTCTAACACTCTTTTGAACACCTTAAATGTTCATTCATACACACCACCGAAGTGGTGTGCATAGTCAACATTTAAGCCATTGCTTTTAAATACTGGTCATACAACTGAATACCTATCTCATTGTACACGTCAAAGTCTTCTCTGATACATCTCCGAATGTTCATTGCTATACACTTTAAGCACGTCCACTTGGAATCCTGTATCATCTGCATGGTCTGGAAATACACCTCTGGTGTCATCTCATATTTTCTCTGTCTGGTCTCCTGTTCTGCTATGTCAAGCTGACAATACTCTTTTACCCTGTAGTCAAGTCGGGCATTTAAGTAAGTCTCCTTGTCTACATACAGGACACCAAATACTGACCAACCATTGTTCTTATAAGACTGCACTGCTAAAAGTCTTGCCAACTTTCTTTTCAGCTTATCCTCGTCAACTTCTGGCAGGAAGAAGAGGACTTCCTCTTCACCTTTGGTGTTCACCATTTTGTAAATCATGTACTTTCCACTCTTCATTGTCTTCTCTCCTTTTCACTCTTTATTATGTAGGTAATTGAGTTAAACACTCATTGGAACACACCACCTTGTGAGTGGTGTGCTCTGTCAGTGCTTAAAATGACAACCAATTACTTCTTTCTGTAAATCTGGTACTCAATACCACCTGCAACTCTTACTCCATCAACTTCTTCAAAGTCTGTCGGCAGGATAGTATAAACAGCCTCCGTGTACATTGAAATCTGGTATGCAACCTTTTTCTCGTCTGACACATACATTGCTGTTGCCAAGTCAAGGTCATTATCAAATGACTTCGGCTGACCTAACCAACCCATGAAGTAATCAAACTGCTTGAGGTGTCTCTTTGTCCAGTAATAAGCAAACACAATGTCTTCGTCCTTTTCAAGAGCGTCATACAGGTCATCAAAGGTTTTAATGTCCTCTGCAAGTTCATAAGTGTCATCTCCAACACTGATTTCCTTTGGAAACATCTTTGCTAACTGTACAGCCTTGTCACTGCTTGTTGCAGGTTCAAGGTCTGTAACACCCTCTTTAGACTTCTTTGTTGTACTCTTCTTGCCTAAAGATTTCTTCGGTGCTTTTTCTGCACCCTGCTCTTCTGTAGACTCGTCCTTTGCAGGTTCTTCTTTAGCAGGTTTCATCTCCTGCTTCTTTGAAACACCCTTTGTCAACTTCTTCACTGCATTTTCAGCCTGTGGCTGTACAGCAGGTGTAGGTGTCTCCTGTGCAAGTGCAGGTTCTACGAACTTATCACCTAAAGCGTTAATCACGTCCTTGACTAAATCAACGAGGTCACGTCTCGTAACCTTTTTCTCGTCTTTTTTCATCATATCAGAGGTGTAAGCCATCTGGTCATAGAGGTTCTTGTCCTGCTCTTTCACTACTTTAGCATTTGCTCCTAACACGTTTGCGAGTTCCTGTTTGGTTGTTTTGCTTGTAATCTTCATAAGATTACCTCCTTTATAATTTATAGTGTGGATATTGCCTATCCACTCACTACACTAGGTGTTTCTAGTGTAGGAGTCCTGTGTTATGACACTCTGTGATAGTAACCATCTGACTTCTTTTCAAAGAAAGCGTCTCCAAATTCGGAACACCAGTCACTTTCTGTATTAAACACATAGCAGAAAGCACTAGGATAACCACTTCCATAGTCTTCTTCAAATGGTGCAGGGAATTTTTCTTCCTCATTATCAGAAGTGCTTGCCAGTAGATATGTGATACATTTCATTCCCATCACTGTGTTACATACTAAATACTTGACCTCATTGGTCTTGCTATACTTGCATATAGCATTTTCCAGTATGTCAACACACTTGCTACTGTCTCTTCCCATAGCGTCTAACAGGTAGCAGGTCATCATCTGCACCTCGTCATTCGAGTTTACAGGAACAACCTTTCCCATCAGTGCTAATTCACATCTTGTTGCCATTTCACTTTTCACTTTGCTCATATTAAACACTCCTTTACATTTTAGTATAGTGAGTGCATAGGCAATGTAAGTGACCACACTGTGTAAGCTGTGGTCACTAAACACACCTTAAATAATAAAGAGTGTGAGTAGTGTGACTCTTCCTCGGTTCTTCGCTGACTCCCTTGGACTCATTTTAACTGTTAGTGCCACGTTGTCATGTGTACACTAAAGTGCTTCACCGCTGTCTCTATGCAGGAATACTCATTTACCTCAAGTCTTTTCAGTGAGTGGTCAACAACTATACATCACTGCCAGTGTCTCTTGGTTCACTTTCTTCCGTTGTCAAGGTGCTATGTACAGGAGTGTCTGTCACCCACTCTCTGTGGTGTTCATCTCTGAACACTTTGTATTATAAGGGCTTGTTTCACAGATTGCAAGAGGTTTTTTATGATTTTATGACGATTTGAGCAGACTATACAAAAACACTGGTGTTTCATTGTGCATTATGTCACATTATGTCTGGTCTGGCTGTCTGGTGGTGTCGTGCTGTGTCGTGCTGTAGGTGTCTCTGTCTGGTGGTGTGCTCTGTGACGCTCTGTGAGACGTTTTAAGACGCTTTAGGGTGTTGTGTGGTGTCTGGTGTGTATGTGTGCTTAAAATTGCTCTGTGGGCGTTCTGGTGTGTCTGACAGGGTGTCACACTGTCGGCTGTGTCTGGTGTCTGTGTCTGGTGTGGTGCTGTCGCTCTCTGTGTGGCTCTCTGTGGTCTTCTCTGGCTGTCGGTGCTGTCTGGTCTGGCTGTGTGTCTCTGGCTGTCTCTGTGGCTCTCTGGTGGTGCTGTGTGGTGTCTTCTCTGGTGGTCTGGTGTCTGGTCTTCTCTGGTGTATTATATGACTTTTCATAAAAAACTATTTACAAGGCTATTTACAAGGTTTATTATGTCATTAGTTCATTGATAACAGAATAAAGGAGGATTTCATATGAGATACGCAAACACTAAAAGAGCCAAAGCACAGGGCAGGTGGATAACTTACACTATGTCAGCATGGTTCAAAGATGGAACTAAGTCCTACTGGAAAGCTTCATTTTTAGGTGATACTCAAATGAGGGAATCATTCATTTCCAGATTAGAAGAAGAATTTATTCAAGGTGAATTTGATAAGCACCTAATCACTTTAAATGGTCAAGTGGTAAATGACGAGTATTTCTGGAATCACCAAGATAAACACTATGGAGAAAAGATAGTTCCTGCTTATAAAATCAGAGTCAATAGCATTGACGGAGAAAAAGTAAATAAGTCCTTTATAAAAAATTAAATACTAAAAGAAGCACCAGTCATTATTAGATTGGTGCTTCTTTATACCTTGGCAATATTCACACATAGGAGTTATCCTATTTCAATTTCTTTAGTCCTAACTTTGGTTTCACCATTTTCTTCATGGTGTTAGGTGAGACCTTTGGTGTTGGTGTTTCTTCCATCTCCACTTTCTTTACAGGTGTTTTCTTCATAATCCTCTTTGTTCTGTTGATAGGTTTACTATTCCTTATGACCTCTTCTAAATCACTATATGCTTGGTCTTCCATTTCCTGTACCTGCTCACTAAAGTAATCACCATACCAACTATATACAGCATTATACAAACACCTCATAGGTGGTGACACTCTAGGACACCTACCCTCTGCTTTCTTGTTTCTCTGGTCAAGTGTTAAAGGTGCATGACCAAGATAGTGTGTTTCATAATAGTCATCACTGGTAGTGTCCGAGATGTGTTTAAAGTATTTCTTTGCATTACCTTTGTACTTCATAATGAGTGTATAAACACTATGAACTACCTTATTAAAATCACTTCCACAGCTTACACACTGAAAAGTCACTTTGTCCAAACACATATACCACCTTTCTGTGGTGTCTCTGTCTGGGTCATAACCACCAACATAATTCACATCACCTGTAACACTATTCACGAAACTTGGTGCAATACCTTTTCTGTACTGTCCTTTCACAATAAAGAAAAGGTCTTTCATAGTGTCACCCTCATGGTGTATAGTGTCTGGTCTAATGACCTGTTGTGGTGCAGAGGTGTTTTCTGGTGCAGGTGTTTCTACCTTTGGTGTCTCTATAGTCTTTTTCACTGGTGTTTTACTCACCATGTTCTTTGCTTTCTTTAATATCATTACTATATCTCCTTTCAGTGGTGTTCTCTTAATCACTAAACACATTATAACACAACACACTAAACACTACAAACACCACAATTCTTTCCTCTATCTACTATATAGTAGTAGTAAGCAATAAGAAGAATATCCTTTCCTCCCTTTACTATATAGTAGTAGGGAATAAAGAGATAAGCCAACACCTCATGTGGAACAGGTGTTAAACACTTGATTTACCTAGTGTTAAAGTGTTTGAAGACCTAAAAGAAATGTCGGTTTAATACCTCTCCTTATATAGTAGTAGAGGGAATGATTATTACTCCCTCCACACCTCTCCAACACCAACCAAGTGTGGTGTCTCTAAAGGTGTTCCATGTGGTGTTGCTCACTATACCTTACCACACCTAAACACGTCTGCTGTGGGAGTCTAACACCAACCACACCACCTTGCACCAAGTCACCTTTGGTTCTCCAACCGCCCTAGGTTACACTAAATATAGGTTACACTAAATATAGGTTACACTAAATATTTGGTGGATTTAAGGGTGTAAT